AGTTTGACTATAAACTCAAGGATTGCATCTGAAGAAGGCTCTAGCGAATCCCTGTGGTGTTTGGCTTCTTTTTCTGGTCCTATCTGCACTTTCTGGCATATTGGAGATGTAGTTAACTGATCCCTTCTTCCTAGCGGTTGTTTCTCCAACGATTATGGACAGAGGAGGGGTAAACGTCCCCCATAGCAGTGTCTGTTTTGAATATGTTTCTTCTTCTGGGTTATCTGCTAATCCTGCGAAGTCGTATGGTTGATACCTGAATTGTGGTTCTCCGAGGTAGTTCTTGAGTCTTCCTATGGGATTTTCTAGTACCCACCATTCGGGCTTGGTGACTGCTACTATTCTCAGACAGGCATCTGCTATAGCCAGTCCTTCTAGTAGTGGTTGGACACCTTTTGTCTTCCACCAGCCTTGTCCTGACATTGCGAAGTGGGTACATGGTGGTTGTGCTATAATGCCGTGTACTTTGCCTGGGAAGGTCATTAGGCGTACATCTGACCCGTCTAGGTCTATATCTACCTGTCTCACTTCGTATTCATCACCGGCTTCCCTATATGGTTCGCTCCAGACCCCTGAGTGGTCACATAGGGATAATATGACTTTCTTCATGTTCTTCTTCCTATGGAAGATAATAGAAATAGCCGTCCCCCAGTCGTGCGAAGAAACGACCAAAGGACGGCAGAACAAAAGGGCAGAGTTTCAGTCTCCTTCGTATTCTTCAACTTCTCCAATGGGGATGCTGACCAGTTGTGGTCCATTCTCTCCCATATCGACTGATTCCAGGTTAAGGAAGTAGTGTTCCCATGCTTCTTCGTGGTCCATGCCTCTAGTCATGAGTTCTTCGATTAGGAGGTCCGTGGAGTACAGTGCGACGGTATTTCTTCCGCATTGAGTAGCGGTCCCTATGAGGCAATCGTCGAATCCGGCAATAACTACTGCTTCTGGATTCTTCTCTATTAGTTTCTCGATAACGGAGTTGGTCATTTCAGCCACCTCTTTCCCCGTCAGCATAGATACTTCATTGGGGACTTGGAGTCAAGTTCTGAAATGCTAACTACGCATTGAGTGGGTATTGAGGTCAATCCTCCGAATGTGTAATCTGTAGTAAAAGAGTCTGCGACTGTTATTTTTTCTTTTGTGTTTTCGACAATCCAGCCGACAGTTACACAGAGTATGGGTTCTATTTCTTCTTTTATCTCGGAGATGGTTCCTACCCAGTCAGACATGGAGATTATGTCTTTCCAGACAATAACTGTCACCTTATTAGGTAACTTATCTTTCTTTGACTTAGGTTCCTGTTTAGGTTTCATCTTCGCCTTAGATTGGCTAGATCTCTTGATCCCACTCAAAACCCCCCCTCCCCCCATTGCTTTTTAGGGCAATGAGTCAGAGGGGGGACGTGAGGAGGTGTGACTAACTGAGAGCAACTCATTTTCGCCTTGAGTTGGCTGAGTCTCTTTCACCCTGCTACCGAGGACCCCAAACCTGGAGGCCCCCGTCCTTTCGGACGAGGCTCACAGGCATGGTACAGGGGTCTATCGGTGGGTCAAGGGGTTAGAACGGAACTTCTTGAGAAGTAATTGGGGATTTGGGGAACTCCTCAGTGGATTTCTCTCTTGTGCATGTATCTCCGTGGAATGCGCCATCTTTGTTGCATGGTACATTTTTCCCCTTCTTGGATTTGGCCCAGTAGATCTCTGCTTGGCAGTATTTACATGGGTTCTTTGAAGGTTTCTGGCTTTCTGGTATTACCCAGATCCAGGTTCCGTCTTCCTTCTGAGTTCTTTCGGTTGCCGTCCCTTGAGAGCCTCCTGAGGCACTTGTGGGTTGACTTCGTAGTAGATCTCTGATTTCCTTGAGGAGAGATACGACCTCGCTGGTTTCATCGAACATGATGGAACCCCCTTTCTTGTGGGTATTATACTGATATGCGTGGTTTAGTCAACCTAAGATCCAAGGGGAGTCAATGAAAAAGGGACAGAAGCAAGAGCAGAAGAATCCGGACGTTGGGGTCAACAGACAGGCTCAGGTGGGTGGTTACTTGATAAGGGAGAAGCGTAGATCTGACATGAGTGTGGCGATTGATCAGGGTTTGCATTTCACGGATGCTGCTGAGAGGGCTGGCATTCCCTTTGAGGTAGCCATGAGTGCGTCCCGTAAGGATCCTGAGTTCTCTGAGTGGTATGAGGTGAGTAAGGACCGTCCCCGCCTATCGTTGGTCACAAGGCGGAAGTATGAGCCGAAGACATCTCTCCAGATCAAGTCGGACTTTATTAACAAACTCAGCCAAGTGGGTCTATTTGACAAGATCTGCACAATGGCGGAACATGCTGACCCTGAGACTGAAGAGGGTAAGCAGGTACTGGGATTCTTCATGAGGTACATTGTGAAGGACATGTTACCGAAGGAGACGGCTGCGAAGGTGGAGCATTCTGAGACTGCCAGTTACGAGAAACTCACGGATGCTGAGTTATTAGAGCAGTTGCATAGTAGGCGAGAGAAGCGTATTGCTTATACGAAGGAGATTGACGATGCTGACGACAAGCGTCTGTCTCATACTGAGAAATACATAGAGCAAATAGAGGAAGAGGAGCCTGAAGATGTCGGAGAATCTGAGTAGGGAAGAGTTACTTGAGGAACTAAAACTTGAGGAGGAGTTGTCTAGACGCAAGGAGTTCGACATTTTGGGGCGATTGGCTCCAAACAAGCGTCAATGGGACTTTATCAATGTGCATTCTCACGAGACTTTGTTTGCTGGGTTGAATCAGGCTGGTAAGTCAACGGCGTTGTGTATCAAGGCTGCCTACCATTTGACTGGTTTGTATCCTCCTGACTATGTGGGTGTGCGTTTTGAGGAGCCTATCAATGCTGCTATTGGGGGTGAGACTGCCCAGAGTACCCGTGACTTGCTATGTGAGCGTCTTTTGGGTGAATTGACTGACCGTGGTTCTGGTTATTTGCCAGCCAACACGTTCCACCCTCAAGAGGACATTAAGAGGTTGAGTGGTGGTATCACCAACCAGATCGACTTTTTCAGGGTTAAGCACCATGATTCTACGGGCAAGTTCAATGGTTACTCGAAGTGTTATGTATTCTCGTATTCGACTGGTTGGCAGCGACTTCAGGGGTACACCTTGCATTGGATTGGGATTGACGAAGAGCCTCCCTTCCCTGTGTATGACGAGTTCTCTGCTCGTTTGAATGCTACCAATGGGTATATGGACATTTCAATGACTCCTCTCCAGGGTGAGACTGAGTTGTACTTAATGTTTGAGCAGAGCCAGGATCCAATGGCTAGGTTCCTTTTGAACTATGACATCGACGATGCTTCCCACATGACGGACGATGACCGTAGTCGTCTAACGCAGAAGTACGAGAATCACCCCTTGGCTGAGGCTCGTCTTCATGGTCGTCCGGTCCGTGGTGCTGGTTTGATCTACACGATTCCTGACGAGATGTTAATGGTGGAGGATTTTGAGATCCCGTCCAACTTCAAGAAGATCATAGGTTTGGATTTCCCTCACAGTGTGGGCAACTTTGCAGCGGCCAAGTTAGCCTATGACGAGGAGAATGACGTTATTTACCTATGTGGTGAGTACAAGGAGGCTGCTAAGGAGTCGTACCATTATGCCCATAGGACTATGTGTATGGGTGCTGGCGACATTCCGTGTGCTTGGCCTCACGACGCTGGCCGTGGTTTTACGGACGGTTCGACGGTGGCTTCCAAGTACAAGGACATGGGATTGAACATGCTCAAGGAGTTCTCTCACATGGTGAACCCTGAGGGTAAGAAGACTTTTGCGGTAATGCAGGTTATTGAGGATATCTGTGACCGTATGGCTACTGGTCGATTCCGTGTATTCTTAACTTGTCAGGAGTTCCTAAAGGAGAAGCGTCGTTACAAGCATGACAATGGTAAGGTTGCAAAGCGTCAGGATGACCATATCATTGACGCTGTACATAAAGCGGTAATGATGTTGCGTTTCGCTCGTTCTGATGGTATGGATAAATCGTTGCCGAAGAAACTTCCGAACTTGGATTTCTTTTCGGATTTTTAAGGAGGAGAAGAAGATGCCACGTAAGAAGAAGAAAAAGAAGGATGACATCCCTAGCCCGTACTCTGACCCCTATGCAGGGATGGACACGGAACAGTTGGGTCGCAAACTCGAATTGGAGCAACGGGAACGTGAGATGAGGGAATCTTTCGGCAACGCTCAAATTGGGCGTGTTGGTAGCGGTCGCAATGCCCTGACTTCTGATGGAACTCTGGGATCAATGGGGATGCAGAATCCCAACTTGAATGCACCTGTAACTTCACCCAAGGAATGGTTCCAGAATGTTTTAGGTCTTGGTCTGGAAGCGTTCCTACTCATAGGTGGTCTTCCAGGTTTGGCGGGAAGGGCCGGGGTTGCGACGGCAAGCAGGTTGTCGGGTTCGGTCCGTGGTGCTGGTGCAAGACCTCTACCTGTGCGACCCGAAACATCCATCAGGCGTATTTCCAGTGCTGAATATATTAATAAATACCCCAAGAGTGTTCCATCGAGGGCGGGTGAGCCAGGTCTTACTGAACTGCAAAAACACATGCAGAGTGTGAATAATGCAAGGAAGGCTGCCGAGGCAGGTAAATCCCCAAAGGGTTCACCACAAGGTCATGCGGCAAGGCGGAGGCCTGAAGAGCCACCTAAGTTCTCGAACACGACCGATGGGATCCCAAGAGAACCAAGTGCCGAGTCCGTAATGTTGGATAGGGATCTAAGTAAGAGGTTTCCTTTTTTAAATAAAGACTTCATAGGAATGGTCCGGAATTTCAGAGAGGGTATAAAGGGCAAAGAAATTGACATGAACAAACAAGTATTTAGCAAAGCAGAGAGAGATTTCCGTAACAGACCCGGATCCGAACACCACCCGGATGTAAGGGACAGAGGTACAGCGAATTCGAGGAAAGGGAGACCTGACAATCGGCAGGTGGCTGAACCGTCGCCAGAGAGGGGAGAAGGCTGGAATCAGTTCAGGCCGACCAATAGGGCTTACATGGAGAAGAAAGCAGCCGATGAGTTGGCTGGTTATGACCGCCATTATGCCAATAGAAACGACCCAACATTCCCCGGCCATGCTCGTCTGGACAGGGCGGAAGAAGCGATAAGGAAACACCCAGCAAGTCCGGGACAGACGGCGGTACACGGAGATGCTGAGACAATAGCCACGAACAAGGTAATGCGGCGTGAATCCAACCGCATCCCAGATAGCCCACCCATGGTTAGAGGGCCGAGTAATGTTCCCCGAAGAGGGATTCCCGGAGGGGAGAAACTTGGCCGACATATAACTCGCATTGGGGATGACGCTACCACTCGTAGAGGGTTCGAAGAAGGCGGACTTTCCTCTATTGTCGGTGGTGGGTTGTACGAAGGATTCCGAGAGAAGAGAGACAGGAAAGCCAAAGGGTTAAATGACCTCCGAAACCAAGGAATCGGAATAGGCAGGTACGCATCCAGTGCTGCTTCTTCACTGCCTCCATACGGTGGTAGAAGGTAGGAACATTGGTTAACTGGGCAAGTGATGCAAGGCAACATGCCATTACTCAGGCTCAAAGGCGGAAAAAGGGTGGTAATCCTTTAGTCCCCCTTGGGGGAACGCCTGAATATACTGGTTATGCTAGAGATCCCAGGGATAGAAGTAGAACCCACTTCAAGGATTTGTCTTCTTCCCACCCAAATAATCCAACGTTCTCCAAACTCGCTTCACAAGAGGATTCGTACTGGAAGAGTGGTGCTTGGATTCCAGATGCTGGCTTGAAGACAGACACTTCTATCGAGGAGACTATAGGTTTGGTTACTGGCATTCCTTCCTTGGCTCGTCTTGGTGCGACTGGAGTCAGGGCTGCTGTTGGTTCTGGTCGTCAGGCTTTGGCGAACCGTGGTGTTGGTGGCTGGACAAAAGTGATGGACCCAGGCCGTCGTGAGTTCATGAAAGTAGGGGCAGGACTTGCCGCCGCCACTGTTGTACCACCTAAGATTCTAATGGATGTTTTAGGGGGTGCGGCTAAAAAAGCAGCCCCAGCCGCAGCCGCAGCCGTAACACCATACGCCGACTCCGCCGCAGTGGCCCTCTATAAGAAAATCGCTAGACAGGCAAAGGAACACGGAGAGTTCCTACTCACTGACCCTGGTCCAGAATTCTATTTAGGAGGATATCACAGCGAAGCAATGAAAATGTCTAAGGACTTCTTTATAAAGGATATTTCAAGGAAAGGAGCAACACGCAAAGAAATTCAAACTGCAACTAGAGAATATAGAAAAGGCCTACAGGAATCACAAAGAGAGTGGACCAAGGAAGCGAAAGTCTGGACTGATATGAGAAAAGAACTCATTGATGTTAGGGGCGACCTTCCCCATACGACTCTGCCCCTATCTCCACCCGGAACTCCTGGTCGTCTACGCTACCCAGATGGGAAACGTGTTCCCCATATTCCAGGAGGAGGCGAGGTCACACTCAAGCAACTTGAGAAAGATCCACTGGGTCCGGGTCGTATCACCTTTAGACAGCAAAGGAGGGTCGCTGATACGATAGGAAGAACGGAGGAGTTGGCACGTATATACAAAAATGAGGCAGCAGGAGTGCTGGAGTTGATGAGGGAGATACCCACTCTGAGAAGAACAGCAAGAGAATCCTTGAGGGTGCAGAGGACTCAAGGGTCCGTTTCAGGACTCACCCCCAATCGTCCAGGCACAACAATGTCAAGGCCGAGACACGGAGGGGGAACTGTCCCGATCAAGATTAAGCCGGGTGGTCCATCTCCGTCTAGCCCTAGACCTGGAAGGCGAAATAGGACTCGTACCCAAAAGGCTATAGAGTCGTACCAGGAATCCCTCAGGAATAGGAATCGTAGATAATGCAACTACCAGAAGCACAGGAACTAATCAAAAGGTTTGAGTACCTAAAGGGCCGTCGAAACAATTTCGAGAAGGCTTGGCAGGACATCACAGACCTTATGATGCCTTACCGTGGTGACATTACTACCAAGCGTTCACAAGGGCAGCGTAGGGTTAAGGGTGTCTTTGACACTACAGCCATGAATGCTGCTGACTCCTTTGTGAACTTTATCAAGGGTGCAATCATCCCTTCAGGCAATGACTGGGTGAGGTTGAGGGCTAAGGCTCCATTCTCTGATGTCCTTGCTGTCCGTCAGGTTTTGGATGTTGTAGGCGAGCGTATCCTTGCGGCATTAGCGGACAGTAACTTCTACAAAGAGAGTGCGACATTCCTCAGGGACTTCGCTGTCCTTGGTAATGGAACTCTCCATGTCAGAGAAGACATTCCTCGATTGGGGAAAAAGAACCGAGGGACATTCGGTGGTTTAGTTTTTGAGGCTGTCCCTATTGGACATATATGGTTCCAAGTAGGGCACAGGGGTAGACCTAACTACATTGTCAGGCAAGTGGTAATGACTGCCCTCGATGCGTTCAGGTTTTTTGAAGGTGCGGCGGGTCCAGATGTGGAGTATAAACTAAACGCTGGTGACCCGATGGGAGAAGTCTCGTTCCTTCACTTTGTATTCGAGAACGAGGACTTCATTCCCGGCGGTGTCATTTCTCCTGAGGACCGTGAGTATGTAGGTGTGTATGTCGCTGGTGCTGGTGATGCCAGTCTCGGCAAGGGTGGGATTGGTGGTCCTACTGTCATCCGTAAGGCGGGTTATGACACTTGTCCTTACATTGTTGCTAGATGGATGGTTGTAGACGGAGAAGAGTATGGCCGTGGCAGGGGTCACCTTGCTAGGGCCGACGCAATGGGGATCAATGAACTGCGTAGGCAGATCCTGATTGCTGCTGGTAAAGATCTCAACCCCCCATTAATGGTAGAGCATGACACTGTAGTAGAGTTGGACATTACTCCTAACGGGCTAATGGTTACTCGTCCTGCCGTGAAGATGGGTCCGCAGTATCTCAAGTCTGACACTAACTATGCTATTGCCGATTCTATTGCTCGTCAGGATCGTGATCAGATTCAGAAGGCTTTCCTCGGAGATATCCTTGAGGAACCGGATACTCAGCCCCGTTCAGCGGAAGAGAGTCGTCAGCGTCAGAACCGAGCGTTGTCTCGTCTATCGGCCTCTGCTGATACGGTGAACTATGAGTTCCTGGATCCATTGATCCAATCTGTCATTGACATTATGTACCGTGCTGGCTCCCTTCCTGAGTTGGATTACTTACAGGAAATGGCTCCTGACGCTGATTTCGAGATCGTATATCAGTCACCTTTCTTCACTGCTCAACGCCAGAGTGGAGTAACCAGGGTTCAGGCATTCATGGAGCGGCGACTAGCATTGTTCCAGGTTACGCAGGATCCTATCTGGCTTGACGATTTGAATTCGAGTGAAGCGACTAACTATGACGCTAGGGTCAGTGATGTCCCTGCCCAGATACTCAGGAGTCCTGAAGAAGTAAGTGCGATCAGGCAAGCGAGGGCAGAGCAGAAACAGGTGGAACAGCGTATGGCTCAAATGCAGCAAGTCGCTGCGATGCAACAAGGCGGACCGCAGCAGGGTCCACCGCAGCAAAGGGCACCTAGACAAAGGGCACCGCAACAAGGAAAGAGTGTCGATGCTCAGTAAGGAAGAAAGGATTTTCTTGGTTGAGACTGAAGAGATCTTCAAGACCGAAAAGGGTCAAAGAGTATTGGACTACTTGAAGACCTGAATAAAGACCTAGAGGCGGCTGGCCGTGTGGAACGGCATCATATAGATCCGATTGCTTTTGCTAAAAGGCAGGGATCTAGAGCAGCCTATTTTAAGATTGAAGCCTTGGTCCGACAGGGCAAGCGAGTCAGAGAGGATGTTACGAATGAGTAGTTTAGATGAGTCCCTACCAGCAGACCTGGAGGGTCGAGATGCTTTGGTTGGCAAGTTTTCCTCAGTGGAGGATTTGGCTATGTCGTACCACAGTCTGAGCAAGAAGATGGGTGAGGGCAGTAGGGTTCCGAGCGAATCGTCTTCCCCAGAAGAGTGGAGTTCTTTCTATAGGGGACTTGGTGCCCCTGAATCTCATGATGGATACCCTGTCCCAGAAGGCACAAACGAGGAACTGAGTGGCACTCTTTCAACGGCTAGGAAGAACGCCTTCCTCAAAGGGGTGTCGGTAGATCAGTGGCAAGAGGTTATTGCTCCAATCCTTGAACTTGAGAAGGACCGCAAGTCCAATCTCGATACGGAGCAAGCCAAGTCAGTCAAGGCATGGCAAGAAGCCGCAAGGGAGAAGTACGGTAATCAATTCGAAACAAAGTCTGCCCTTGCAGAGCGAGCCTATGCTAAGGTGATAAAGGACAACCCTGAACTTGATAGGGTTTTTAATGTAACTGGGATGGGTCACCATCCTGAAGTAATGGACTTCATGGTTAAGATGGGAATGAACATGGCAGATGGAGCGGTTCCGAACAGCGTTGGAGGTAGCGATTTTGGAACAGACCATTCCTCTCTGGCTGCTAGGGCGAGGAAGTTGGCGAAACTGGGAGCGATCTACAATAGTCGTCACCCAGACTACGACGAGCATTATTCTGAGTTCATGACCATCCAGAAGCAACTGTCAGAAGATGGTTTCAATGGCATGTCCGATCCAAGGTTACAGCCCGATAGTTCGTGGGTTAGGGGAAGTTAATGGCTAAGAAGAAGAAGCAACATCGTCATCCGAAAACCCAGCAGGAGTATGAGGCCAAGTACGGGCCACCTCCAGTAATCGCCCACCACGGCAAGTCGGAATTTGAGGGGGCATCCCCTTTGCCTGGATGGGGAGTGGGTCCAGGTATACACTCCGCCACTGTGTGGATAGGGGCGACAGGTAATCAACCAGGATACATGGCAGATTATAGCGTATATAATCGAAAGCCTCCGATTTACTTGTCTCCGAATTTAACCTCAATTCCGCATTCTACTTCCAAGAAGGCACCCCCTGCTGTTGAGCAGAGGGACTACTACCCGGAGCCGCTTCCTGGGTATGTACCTCCTCCGGATACTAAGGCACCCCCTCCCTCCAAGACGACACCGAAGACGAAAGGTGGGCAGGGGAATCTATATACTCCCGGCATGAAGCACTTAAGTGGTCCCCGACCTTCCGGAAGCAAGCCCGATGATAGAGCCAAAGTTATTGAACAGGCGATGGGTGCCCACCGTAATCCAGGAGGAAGAACTGCTGAACTCGGCCTAGCCACTGCCGCTGAGACTAAACGAAGGTCACTCTACACCCCCATCAACCCTGGGGAGGCTCTTCCTACGCTAAAGCAAGTTAGGATTAATGACTTGCTCTCGGATTCCCAAGGGCACAGGGAAGAGCAGAAAAAATTATACCCTATAACCCATCCGACCGCTGGATACGCTGACCATTCCGCTCGGGAGGAAACTTTCCTTGGCGACATGGTAATGGGCAGAATGCTTAAAGAAGCCAGAATCAATAGCCTATTGGAGAAGACTAGAGCCGGAGATTTGGCTAATGAGATGAGTTTGAACAATCTAATCGAGAAGAGCATGTCCGAAAGAAGTAAAATAGAAAAACTACTGCGAGGTTCAGGGGACTATAAAGAAAGAACCGCAGAACTACTTAACTCCACCCCTAAACCGAAGAAAAAGAAAAAGAAGAAATAACTTGACAATTAGTTACCAAGGGTGATTAATTGTCTTATCTGATAACCGAGAGGCCAGATTGACAGCAGGAAAGACTGCCGGATGTGGGCTTACGTACAAGCCAAGAGGAGCCGGATAACCGATAACTCTTCGACAATGTAACAGTTGTCAATGAAAGGGTTATCATCATGGCGATGACCGACCTTGGAAACCTAACTGGCAGTGGCGGTACCCTTTTCGGTACTGGTGCAAATGAGAATGCCTATAGCGTTTCCAACCTGTACAAGCAGGTATACACAGATCTGGTTAGACTCCAGATCCAACAATTTGATTCACTTCTTTCCGACACCCTCATGAACGAGTCTATCGAAGGCGAAGTAAAGTCCTTTGATAAGTACCTCAAGCATGACGTTTCCAAACTCAAGACGAGGAGTCGTTTTGGGCAATGGGGAGACGGTACGGATGCTAATGCGTATGGCGCCACCGATTCAGAGCGTAGGCTGATCGAACCTCAGTGGTTTGAGTATGCTGAACTCTTTGATCCCCGTGACGAGGTTGGTCTTCTAAAGGCCATTGCTCCTGACGGAATGTACCTTGCGAACATCGCTGCGATCTTCAACCAGAAGAAGGACCAACTGATTCTGGACGCACTCTCGAAGAATGTTCTTGTCCAGACTCGTACTGGTGCTGGTGTTACAGCCAATACCACTACTGCGTTTGGAACTGCGGTTTCGGGTGCCCTTGGTGGTACTGGTGTCGCCACTGGGGAAGTTGCCATTACTGCTGGTGGGGTAATGACTCTCCAGGCTGGTTATGAAGGTCTTGAGATCGGCTGTAAGTTAGCAAAAGCCGCTGGGAATTCGGATACCACGCCACTGGTTAAGTTTGATACTGCTGGTACTTCTGCTACAGCAGCGGTTTTTGTAGCGGGGACTGCGATTGATGTCACAGCGGCAGCACCAGACCTTACTCCGGGTGCTACAACTGGTGCTAATGCGGTAACTGAGTTCAATATTGAGAAGTTGATCCGTGCCCGACAGAAGTTGGATGCGAACAACGCCTTGATGCCGGGTATGCCATACATCTGTGTGCTACACCCAAACCAGTTCTATAGCCTCATGGCCGATTCGGACGACCAGCGTTTTACCAGCATTGACTTCAATGAAGGTAAACCTCTCTTCCAGGGTACGGCATTTGTGTTCATGGGCTTCGAGTTCCGTTTGAGCAACCTTCTTCCACAGGCAAGCATTACGATTCCCAATGGGAATGGCTCTTTGGTGGATGGAAAAGTAACTCTTGATGTTGCGAACGATGATGGGAACGCTGTCCGCTATTCCTACTTCTACACCCCAGCGTGTGGAATCTTCGGTATGAATGCGGGTATGGAAGTTCGTTTCGATGAGATTCCAGAACGTGGTTACTCATTGCAAATGTGGCATCAGGTTGGCATGAATGGTCTCCGCATGGATGGTGATTGCATTGTCCGTGTTGCTTCCGTTGACAACGCCGCTTAGTAGTTAGCGATTCAGGGGGGCGGGAATATGGGTAAGTCTCACGGAGAATCTGACAAGTTTCTTCGTAGATTTACGGGTAGTCCCGTCCCTATCATTTCGGAAACCTGGGTGGCCCTACTTACGGTTATGCCTACGAGTAGTAGCCCTACCGGGTATCAAGAGTGGAGAGAAACTGACACTGTGATCATTGTCAGGAAAAGGGTTTACCCTGAGATCCAGGTGGATACGAGTCTCACATACTGGAGCCTACCTGCTGTGGATGGTTCTGCTAAAGAGATCCATAACGTAAACGGAGTGAGGTGGTCAGCGTCTGAGACGAACCCCTTGCTTGATGGATCTGAGACTATATTGGGAGTAGGCATATTTGGATCATCAACGGGTTCAGATTTGCTCTACTGGAACGAAATAACAACAACACTTACGGTGTCACAGGGTGAAGCCGTAGTCTTCCTCGACGGGAAGATCAAAGTTACGGAGCAATAAAATGAGTAACAGTTCTTCTGCCGGGGATAGCCTCGGTATTTACATTAAGAAAAATCCAGGCATCGTGTCTGGCCTTGGAGTTATGGGTTGGTTTGACATCAAACATACCTGTGCCAAGACTGGCAAAGTGACGGACCACAGTGGTCCCAATGCTCTTTCACAAGAAGGCATTGAAAAGATGCTGTTTGGTTTTACAGGAGATGCTACCGCATCGGGCAATACTGCTGCAACAGTTGCTACAGCGATCTATATGAGTATTACAGATTCGGCCACTTGGGATGCTGGGGATGAAGTCCTGTCCACTAATTTCACCAGTGTCAATACTGCCAATAATGATACCCAAGCAGGAACTGTCGACGCTCTGTATCCAGACAGCACTGCTACTAATGTTTCTGTTGTAGATCCTAATACTGGTACTGGTAATGTTGTCGGTTTTGGTTGTTGGAGGGCAGCGGGTCCAGTAGATGTATTTACTACTCCCTATGTTCCTACTCTTGGTACTACTGTTGACAGAGTTTTCACCATTACAGGAACAACCATTACTGCTAAAGCCTCAATAAATACCAGTAGTATTGTAGTAGACAGTATCTGGGTTGCAGACAGAACAGGAACGTCTGCTGTCTCAGACATCAAGTTGCTTGCTGGAAGAACAGTCAGTGCTGGTGATACTGGTGAGACTATGGGCGTAATTACTCTAGCAGATAACGACACACTTGCGGTTACTTACTCGTTGGCACTTAAGGCAACCAAAGCCTAACCTAGACCTTTCTGTCGCTGGGAGGGACGGTTTAGTTCGGGCTGCCGTCCCTCCCTTTTTAGGGAGTCCCGATGGCGTTCAGAACACTGACTTTTGATACGGTCACGGCACACCCTGTAGATGGCTACCCTGCTACTGCTTCGTACTACTCAAGCACTGCACACACAATCAACAGA